TATGTTATGGAAGCTAAAAAAAAGAAAAACCCACCATTAAATAAACCCAAACGTGGTGGTCCTAAAGCATATTATGTTTATGTTAGAGATCCTAAATCTAAAAAAGTTAAAAAAGTTACCTTTGGGTCTGGTGGATTAAGAGCTAAAATTAGCAACAAGAAAGCAGCCCAAGCATTTGCAAAAAGACATGATTGTAAAAATAAAACAGATAGGACTAAAGCTTCTTACTGGAGTTGCAGATTACCTCGGTATGCTAAGCAATTGGGTCTTGGAACACCTGCCTCAACTTACTGGTAAACCTTATACTGATATAATAGAAGCAGACGGTACAACAAGTCGTCTGTTTTCTGCTTCAACTAAACCAGAAGCTTTAAAATGGCACATGGATGATGAAGACAGAATTATTACTGTTCTTGGTGAAACTAATTGGCAATTCCAATTTGAAGATCAATTGCCCGTTCCTTTAGATAGGCCTATATTTATTAAAAGACACCAATGGCATCGTCTTATAAAAGGAGACGGTCCATTAATGATTAGTATCTATAAACATGCAAGAACGCAAACTAACAAAACCTGAAGCTAAAGCCAAAGAGCGTATAGTAAAAGATTTAAAGGGAGCTAAAGCTGACTTTAAAAAACGCTATGGTAAAGACGCCGAAGCTGTTATGTATGCTACTGCAACTAAAAGAGCTAAAAAAATAGCCGAAGGGGATTTAGGCACAGTAGAACCTATAGTATCGGCTTTAATATTAATTTTTGGGTCTGTTGGAATAAAAGTTGGATTTGATCAACTAATTAAATTAACAGATAGGTACGTAGCTCCTGCTATTGATCGATTTTATGGTAAAGTAGGTGCGGGTGCTAAATTTACAAGAACACATTTAAAAACTTTATATATTGCTTATACTCAAGGAAAAGAAGCTCTTAAAAATAAAGTAATAGAATTACTTAATATTAGAAGTTTAGATGAAAAAGGATGTGGGTGTAATGCTTGCCGAGAAAAAGAATTAGAAGAAAAAAAAGCTAAACGAGATAGATGTCTTCGTATAGCTGATCGTAAATTTAAAAAACCATCTGCTTATAAAAGTGGAGCAGTTGTTAGGTGCCGTAAAGGTAAAATTTGGAAAGGCGTTAAAGAAGATGTCTTATCTGAAAAAGAAAAAGAAACATTACGTACCTGGTTTAAACGCCAAGGGGCACCAGGTAAAACAGGTGGTTGGGTTGACTGCAATACAGGCAGAAAAGACCCTAAAACTGGTAAAATGAAATATAAGCCTTGTGGAAGACAAAAAGGCGAAAAACGAGCAAAATATCCCTCATGCCGCCCTACACCAGCTAGGTGTAAAGATAAGGGTAAAGGAAAATCATGGGGCAAAACAAAATAAATTATGGCTAGAAGAAAAAAAACTCCTCAAACCGAAATTAAAAGATTACTTGATAAAACTCAAGTAGATGAAAAAGTATTAGCTAAGGTTCAAGAACTTCTTGATAAAACAGAAGTCGATGATAAAGTAGTTGGTGCTGTTAAAGATGCTAAAGAAGCATATGCTGATGCTAAGGAATCAGGTTTAATTGATAAAATCAAATGTTACGTTAAGTGCTATGGCGGTTACGTCTTAGCAGTAGGGGCAGGTTGTTTATTTGGTGTTAATTTTTGGTGGGGATTAGGATTTCTCACTACAGCAGGACTTTGGGCAAATAAAGTAACAGCTTGCCCTTTAAAATAATATAACATGAGCTTTTTAGACGAAAATGATGGAACAGTAACTACTGATAACTCTGCAGAAGCAGAAAAGTTATCTAAAAAAGGAGTTAATGTAAAATTAGTAAATAAAATGATGCAAGAAGCTAATGCCTTTCTTGCTGCTGCTGATGCCGCTAGAGATGCTGGTAAAAAAGAATTTGAATTCCCTAAAGGTAGTGGTAAAATGCATAAAGTTACTCTTAAAAGAGACTTAGACTTAGAAGAAGGCAAACTATCTACTGCATTGGGGGGTGTAGCATTCCTTGCTGGTCTTTTATTAATGGGTAAAATTAACTCAAGTGACCCTGTAATTCAACGTCTACAAGCTGAGTATGAATTAGCAGAACCTGCACAACAAGATTCTATTAAAAATTTGATGGCTAAACGCCTCTTATTTCTAGACACAGGTAAAGCTGATGCTTCTACACCTATGAATGAAACATCTCATTATAATCCACCTGAGTGGACTATTTTTGAACCTACTAGGGGCACTAAAGGAAGATACAGAAGTGCTGTAGGTGACTACAAGACTTTAGACCAAAAATATGGTGATCCGGGGTCTATTAAAAAAGATTTAAAAAACACAGGTAAAAAGTTAGTTAAATATGCTAAAAAGAACCAACTTTGGGATAAACTTTTAGCTAAAGCTACTGATACAGAATATAATACCCCATTTACTGACTTTATAGAGGATTATCAAGAAAAAATAAAAGACCCTAATAAAGGAGGTGAATTAAAAAAGTTTGCTAAAAAGGTTTCTAACATAGGAAACATGTCCCAATCTGAATTTACTGCATTTATTAGAGAATTAAAAAGTACGGGATATGATAAGACTGAAATTAAAAAATTAGAAGATGCTTATAAAAAAGCACAAAAAGATAAAGCTAATAAAAATAAAAAAACTGTGAAAGAAGATAAACAAATTAAGGTAGATGCTAATCAAAAATTTGTTATTGATTTAAAACACCTTATGCAAAAACATGGTAAAGAAGATACTATTAAAATTACTAAAAAATTAATGAAACAACTTCACGATAAAGGTGAAGTTGAAATTAATGGTACTAAAGTTATGTTTAAAGAAGCCGACACACAATTAGCACTCCCAGAACCACCTAAACAAACTGCAAACTTTTTAGGTGACGATAATATGGATTATGAAGGTGGAATGGCAAAATCACAAATGCTCAAGATGAAAAATTATGCTAAAGCATTATGTGATATGATTGATGATGAAACACAATTAGAATCATGGGTCCAAGCTAAATTAACTAAAGCATCCGATTACATGTCTTCAGTTTATCACTATTTAGACTACCAACAAACTAAAAACTTAAGGGAAACTATTGATCCAAAAGATATTAAGTGGGAAGATATAGAACCAGATGTTGAAAACAGACCAGATTATAAAGAAGGCACAATATTCGGTTATACATCTGACGGTAGACAAGTTCAAGCCTATGGTTCATATACTGAATTTGATGGGTATCAAGTAATTGATGATATAGAATTAGTATGAATAAACTAACTGAACAACGGCTAAGACGTAAAATACGTCAAATCCTTAAAGAGGAAAGAGAGTATCAATTACGCCAATTATCCCCTGGAGCACATAGTGCATTAGGGACTGATATATTAGGTATCCCCCCTTCTTCAATTATTGATGTTAAAATTATTAAAGCACCTAAACCAATTTTTAAATGCTTTCTTGAAAATGGCCAATCTTTTAATTTAATAGATAATGGTGAATATATGCAAGCTGATATTAATCGTATCTTATTTGATTTAGATAGAGATGACGATATCAACGGTGCAAAATATGAGCTTGAAAAACTAATGCAAAAAGGTAAACAAGCTTCTGGCGATGAAGAAGCAGCTGATGCTGGAATTGATGATATAGGAGGTGATGAACCAGCAGCTGAAGAACCAGTCGAAGAACCAGCACCAGAAGAACCCGCAGCATAATGAATAATAACCCAGAATTTAAACAAGCCCTAATGGGTATTTATAAGGATGGATGTAAAAAATTTAACATCCGTACTACCCCTAAAGTAATACTTCGTAAAGATACTGAAAATGGAAGTAAAACCTTAGGTCGTACTGCATATTATGATCCTAATGATTTAACTATTGTTCTTTATATTTCAAACCGTCACCCTAAAGATATACTTAGGTCATTTGCTCATGAATTAATTCACCATGTTCAAAATGAAAGAGGTGATTTACATTTAGGAAACTCAAGCGATCCTCAATATGCACAAAATGACAAACACCTTCGTAAAATGGAAAAAGAAGCATATTTACAAGGTAACTTATTAATGAGAGACTTTGAAGACAATTTTAAATACCAACAATAATGAAAAAAGCCAAACAGTGCTTTTGGGAATATTGGATTAAACCCTGGCACCAATTATAATAAACATACAGACTGATTCATAGCCAGTCGATCAAATAAAATTTTAGAGAGCTGTGACCTCATTTGGGGTTACAGCTTTTTTTTCGTATATTTAAAAGTTAAGATTAAATCATGGAAAAAATATTAATCATAGGAGCCGGTGTAGCGGGCGTAAACGCTGCAACTAAATTAGTAGATAATGGTTATATAGGAGAAAAAATTACCATTATCGATATGGGTAACGACCCATATAACCGTAAACCAGAAGAAGTCATGACTGGTTTTATGGGTGCTGGTGGTTGGTCAGACGGTAAATTAACTTACCACACAGCCATTGGTGGTCACATGTCAAAATATTGTGGCGAAGAAAAAGCGATGGAGTTGATGGACGAAGTAATCAACAATTTTAGACGCTTTCACCCAAAACCAGAAGTAATACAGTGTTCACACCCTGTAGAAGAGCCAGAATTTATTAAGCCATACTTTGGTTTACGATTGTTCCCTGTATGGCACATTGGAACTGATTATTTGCACGAAATTGGTAAAACATGGTATGATTACCTTCGTTCTAAAGGTGTTAAATTTATTTGGAATCACAAAGTTGATCGAATTGATTTTGATAAAAATTTAGCATTTTACAATAAAGTAAAAGATCCACGTCCTGCACCAGCTATTGAAATGTATGATCGCCTTATATTTGCTGTTGGTAAATCCGGTATTGATTTTGGTAAATATTTAATTGAAACTAACGATCACCCAACTGAACCAAAACCAGTACAAATTGGTGTACGTTTTGAGGCGCCTCAAAAACATTTCCAGAAATTGATTGATATTTCATATGATTTTAAATTATATCGTAAATTTGAAGATAAAGGAGTATCGCTCAGATCATTCTGTACAAACAATAACGCAGCTTATGTTGCCTTAGAAAAAACATATGGCGACCACAGTTATAACGGTCACGCCAAGAAGGATAAAGCGTATCGCAACGATATGACAAATTTTGGTATTTTGATGGAAATTCAAGGTATCGATAAACCATTTGATTGGTCACGTGCTGCAGTTAAAAAATTACAACGCAATGGTACTGGAACATATTTCTCACCTAGCAAGCGTGTACCATCAAAAACAAGTGAAGGCGATTATGTTAAAACTGAAATCGTAGATAGTATGGATATTTTATACGATGCGATTGGTGACAATGCAACTTATATTGTTGATTTTATCGAAGATATGACTAAAGTATTCCCCACATTAAGAAACGATTGGGGTATTTACATGCCAGAAGTAAAATACCTTGCACCAGAACCACTTGTAAATTATGGTGATTTATCTCTTCAAGAAGTATCAAATGTCCACTTTGTAGGCGATGCTCTCTCAGCAAGGGGTATTACAGTAAGTGGGGCACAAGGAACATATGTTGCTGAATGGATATTAGAATCAAATAACGATGATGCTTTTGATCATTTAGCAGACGCAAATTATATTGGGGGTTTAACTATGCCTAAAGAAAAAAACGAATACTGGAAAACGATATGAATCAAGAAGAAATAAACGACCATATTAGGAAACAAAATAAACTTATGGGAAGAGAAGATTTTCCTAAGTCTAGAAAAATGAAATCACCAGATGGTACTATAGCATATATTTGGGATAATAAACTCCACAACTGGGAGGGACCAGCTCTTATACCAGAGGGTGATAAACGCAGAAGAGAGTATTATATTTACGGTATCCAGTATTCAGAAGAAGAATGGAAAGAAAGAAAAAGAGATGGTAAAGGTTTACCATGGTATAAAGACCCAAGATTTAAAGCAAGAAGCGCAGGATAATGAAAATCGGACTTACAGGAACAATGAGTGTTGGTAAAACAACACTGGTTAAAGCACTATCAAAAGTAGAACAATTTAAAGGTTATACCTTTACTACTGAACGCAGCCAATATCTTAATTCACTAGGTATTCCACTAAACCATGCAACTACTATTGAGGGGCAAACAGTATTTTTAGCTGAACGTGTTACTGAATTAATGCAGCCTCGTATTATTACTGACCGCACAATTATTGATGTTATGGCATTTACAAATTGTGCTAAAATGGTAAGCTATACTGATGGTGATGCATTTGAAGAATATGCTAAACGTTTTGTTTCCCAATATCACTATATATTTTATATTTCTCCTGAAGGAATGGATATAGAAGATAATGGGGTTCGTGAAACTGATGCTACTTATAGAGCAGAAATTGATAATGAAATACAAAAATTATTAAAAAAACATCGTCCTATTGTTCATACACTTAAAGGGACAACTGAGGAACGTATAAACCAAATGATGAAAACTATACAATTTTAACTAATATGAAATTATGGAAATGGATAGTAGGACTATTTGCAGTACTAGGAGGTGCCGCTGCAATAGCTTCTACTCAAAAGAAAAAAGAGCACGATAAAAATGTTAAAAACGTTAAACAAAAGGTCAAGCAAACACAAGCGAAAACCCAACAAGTTCAGCAGCAAAAAGCTCAGACTAAAAAAGCAGTTACTACTCAAAAGAAAAAAGTAACTGTCGCTAAAGAGCAGGTTAAAAACACTGCTAATGCTAAACAAACTACCCAAAATTTTAAAAAGAAGTATAGAGGTAAACCAAAAAAATAATCATGAAAAATATACTAATAACTTTATTTTTAGGGTTATCTAGCATAGGTTATTCACAAGATACTCTTCAAATTCCCGCTGTGGAACTTGAAGAGTTTTTCTTGGCCTTAGATACCCTTGAAATCCAAGACTCAGCAAAAACAGTTTTAATTCAAGAATTAGAATTCCAAATTAAACTACACGAACAATTAGCTAAGCAAGATAGCCTTATAATTTTATACAAAGATCAGGAAATAAAGCTACTAAATGAAGAAATAGATTTATACATTTACCGATTAGATAAAGTTGATAAATGGTATAATAGACCATGGGTAGGCATCACAGGAGGTTTCTTAGGTACTATACTTTTACTCAATACCATAGACTATACGCTGCCTGATTAATCCTTGTATATTTATTACTGTTAACAACAACATTTTGCAAAATGAATAAAAACGAAATTAAGGAAATTATAATTGAAGAGATTAAAGATGTCTTGAAAGAAATGGCATCTCCTGAACAGCTAGCAGCTGATTCACGTCCTGAAGAAGACGATATAACCCCTCCTGGTATTGAAGATATGTCACCAGATCCTATATTTGGTGCTGATCCTTCATATGTTGAAGAAAAGGAGTTATCTGAAATGCCTCGTACATCTAATATTTTTAAACTTAGCCAAGAAGCTAGTATAAAAGATGTACTTCAATTCATGCAACGTGTAAATAATGTTCTTAAAACATTTAAATCGCCAGGACAAAAGCGCCCTAAAAAACGTTTTACACCTGAAGAAATGAAAGCGTTAGCAACAGCAATGCTCAAACCAGAAGGATTTACTTCTAAAGACGTAATTGCTGCTACCTCATATAATAGCCCCGCTCAAGCAAATAAGTTCTTAAAAGCGCTTGAGATGAAGGGCTTAATTACATTAACTTCGCAACTTAAAAAAGCACAAGAACCCACTCGCGACCCAGAT